TGTGTTGTCAAAATCGAAGTTTGAAGCATCATTAGCTACCATTTGAGTTGTGTCAGTGTCAACGTTAGCCAATGCGCTAGAACCCGAATCAGAAAGAACCTTGCCCGCTGAGGCTTGATTCACTGTTTCGTATTTAACGACATAAGAGAAATTCCCTGCTTGCGTTGGTAAACCTTCCATGAACTGAGTTGAGGTGAAGTCCACTGTGTTATCATCAGCGTTGTGCTGTTCAGCGTACCACTTGCTAACAGGGTTTCCGACACCTGTGAGAATATACTCGTCACTTGGGGTAAGCGTGAAGTCGGGCTCTCCTGTGTCGTCTGCGGAGTTCCATATTTTTAATGAATAAATATCGCTGTCATTATAGAATGAGGGTACACTCCAAGCTATAGTGTTAAAGTCGTTGAAAGTTTCTCCTGTGACATCTTTTGAGACATCGGATTGTATACCATCAATAAATAAACTTAAAGAGTTGCCATTTTTAATAATCTTTGTTTTTTGTCTTACCCCGAATTGGAAGTCGGATTGTGAACTAAAATTATATTCTGTATTAGAGTCAGAGGCTACTAACATTTGACCTGTGTTTCTAACAAACCATCTAGTTGAAACTGGGTTTGAATCCGCTGATAGGAATATGTTACCTGCACCGCTATTTCTTGTAAGCATATCAAACTCAATAACGAAATCAGTTCCCGATACTAGAGGACTGTCGTAGTTTAAATGCTCAGTGTTGATATCGTCAAAAACCACCGCATCAACACCATTCCAAGTAGGACGATTTGCTGGAGTGTCTTGTCGGACAATCTTGTCGTAGTCGTAGGTCGGCTGATTCGCAGGAGTGTACTGCGTTACAATATCGTTCTCGATTAACAGCGGTTGATTTGCTGGCGTGTTCTGAATTAAGTTGTCGGGTGTACCCGTTTCGGCATCTTCCCATATCTGTATCTGATTGTCTGTACCAAAGGTGAAGCCACTTAGCACAGAAGCTGTGTATTTCGCAACAAAATCGCTTGGAGGCTGAGGAGATCCGCCGGAACTTGTCGACATAAAAAACATAAATTTTTCTTGATGTGTAAACTTTCTCATTTTAACCTCATGGAACTACAGGAATATAATTAATAATAAAATTAACGCCTTGAGGATTAGGTAGTAATCCGGCGTTTACGAGCAAATCGACATCGTCACTAGGGTAATCGTCATCAATATTTAAAGTCATAGTCATATCCAAGTTGTCAACTACGTAAGCCCTTTTTTCAAAAAGACGACTAATTATAGATTGCATTCCCTCACGACCATCATCGGTTATTACTTTTGCTGAAACGGTGTTTTTTGCGATCTTGGCTTTTATTGCAAATCTGTACTGGCCATCGTTCATAGTTGAAGAATCGGCAAGAGTATCGCCCGACTTTCTCCATCTGCCTTGGCCGTATGCTAAAGATTGCGCGTTACCATCAAAACCAAAGAATTTTTTAGGAACTCCACCCTCAACTACTCGCATTAATCCGACTATCTTTCCTATCTTGTCTAGCCTATCCCCCGAGGCTTGATCTATATCAAACTCACTTAAAAAAGAGTTTAAGAAATTAAATACATTTTCAAACTCAGATATATAAGACTCCATTTCTGCCGTCGCATTTGGCTTATCATAATACTGGAGTATTAAATACTCTTTGTATATGTCGGTAAAATCAGACATTAGGGGATCTCAGTTACAGTTATGTTAGCTATATTTAAAGTAAATTTTCCATCTGAGGCAGGTGATATTGTTTGGTCCGTAAAAGTTATATTATCGTCGCTAATCTGCATATTATAAAGAATAAAGTCTGTTCCAGCTTGGTAGGCGTTAGCATACAAGCTCGATGCGTCTGCGTCTTCAGCTATTAAATAAATCCTCTCAGCTATTTTCTCGGCTATCAGATCAGTATCGACGGCTTGACCTGAAACTCGCCTTTCCGCGTCGACTTTTACATAAAGAGGTATTTCAGTAGGTCTATCAAAAAGATAATCCCGATTGAGAGTTATAGTGCTTCCGCTTGGCCTTTCTATTACCTCTTGATAGGTAGCCGTTACAGCCCCTTTCATGGGAGTACCGCCGGTTTTTTGTTTAGCCATGACTTCGCCAATGTCGGCGACTTCTCCACCTTCAACAATTAGCCAAATTGTACGGGCGTCTAGTGGAATACTTGCGTCATTTGATCCCGTGTTATTTTCATACCCTACAACGTCGGTCACACCTTCAAGCTGTCCTATTTTTGCGATAAGTGAGCCTAACGTAGAGTAAGCAGGATTCTGAAGGCTTTTGTTTCTTCTTCTCCTTAACTGCTCATCGCTTTCCTCGTCTACCCCTACTGTAGCTGCCAAAGGGTTATTCACTGAATCTACGCCAAGAACAATAGTCACCGGGACATTTATTGTTGACGATTCCGCTTGTATTGGCCCAAATGTATCAGCGAATACTGTTATCACATTCGATCCGGTGGTTAAAACATTATCTGAGTCTGTAAGCCATTTTTGGCCGTTTACGTCTTGTATTGTATATCCAGCCTCAAGAGTCAAATCTCGATCCGTTACTATATCTATATCCGCTTGTGATTTCTTGGCGGGTGAACGATACACTCCAGCAATCTTACATATAACATCCTGGAAAGATCCAAAAGAAAAATCTACGTCCATTTGAGAATAAAGAAGAGCGCCAAATGATTGACCGTCTAAAATAGCTTTGGCAATTATTCCTATCCTTTGCCCGTCGGGGGTATTTTGACCTAAGTCAATATCAGCCCCATATATGAGCTTTATAGCGTCGGCTATCCTATTATAAATATCATCAAACGGATCTACTGTGATACCTTCGGCAGTGAACTCTAAAGCCATTATGAAACCTCTGTAACTAATTCTTGAACATTTTTATAAATATCAGTATAAGATAAAGATACACTAGATTTTCTATTTTCCCTATCAATGGTTAAATTTAATTTGTCTAATGAAGCTACTCCGTTTGTATTAACCACTGCCCTAGCTATCTGACGTTCAGCAGTAGCTTGAGTGTTTTTATTAGAAAGAATATTAAACCAGTCGACTTCTGCATTTTGGTCTAAGAACCAGTCGCGCTTAAAACTTTTTATACGTGTCTCAACATTTTGAAGAACTTCTTCAGACCCCCTTATGTATCCGGCCAATTGCTGTCCGAATGTCCAGTCGCCTTCTTTACTTAGTCTTGATACTGACATATTATTCTCCTAATTTGGTGCGCCAGTGTTACCCGGTGGAGTTCCTGCCGGGTGAGTGTGGCTTGATATAAAGTCATTTACATTGACGCCATTTAAAATAAAAGTTCCTGTCATTGTTAAGTTTCCCGTAAGTATAATATTTCCCAAATGAGTCCAGTTTCCTTCTATGTGACGGTCTCCAATGCTAGTAGCAACTTGAGGTATATCAATAGCCTTACTTTTAGGCAAGACACCACATAAAGCAAAGCAATCGCTGTAATCAAATTTTCTATTTTCGTTAGGCTCAAGGTCGTCCTCTCCGCCATACCATCTATCCGTACATTCTTCAGTAACAAAAACTATGCAGTAATCTCCCTGCGTAATCGGCATGGCATCATAAGAAGTGCCACCATACATAAAAATAGGCGGAACGTCTTTCATTAATGGCATATCGATTACACAGCCATTTAAAACTTTTTTAGTTACCGGCTGCACGTCAATAGTAGTGCTGTTTACTTTCTCAACTCGGCAAATAAGCGAAGTGTGCACGTTTTCAAGCGCCTTTTGTATAAAGTCTTCAATTACTTCAAACTCTTCATAATCCGGCATTAGCTCACCTCTTGCCCTCTGATTTCTTCCATTTCATTAGCCTCGACTAAATAAAGTATATTTCGGCCTATCGTGAAATCATCCTGCTTATATGGATCAATTCCTGACCCGCTCTCATCCGTGACGATAAAATCAAACGGAAAGTTTGCGCTTCTCATGTGAAGAGTACCGCATGACATTTTTATACCATTATAACTTATGCCGTTATAATTTACCGACATTTGCCAAATCTCGACTACCGATAAAAAACGAACTTGAACAAATAAATCACCATCAGGCAAAGGAATTGTAAGTTCCTGAATGCCCTCATTTCCTATGTTGTCAATCTGTCTCATCGCAAAGTGTCTCCGATTGCTCGTGCTTGAACGTCTACGACAAAGCTTTGACCTTCAGCTTCGCCTACATAAATTAAGTCGAAAATTTCATATTGTCCATTAACAGTAGGGTCAACTATGCTTTCTACTTCAATTATTGACCTTAAATTAAAATCAGGATTAATCATGCTCTTGAAGTTTAAAAACTCGGCTTGCCTGGTCGGCGTGTTTAAAAGCCCCGTTTCGGCTTTTACGGAAATAGCTTTTTCCCTGTCTTCGCTAGTTGGTTTTTTAGGAACAAAATATCCCTTCCCTAAATCTGTATAAAAAACTTCGGTCTCATTGTTCGCCATTTCTCTTAGTAGATCAAGAGGTCTACCGCTTAATGTTTTTGGCCTTATATATTCATTGTTTACTGTTTCTATTTTTCCAATTTCTAAACCAGCATCGCGCATTAAGTTTTCTATTGCTGTAATTCTATTTGTTACAGTTCTATTAGTGTAAGATCTCTGCCTAGCTGAAAAATCCTCTATAGACTGTATATCAGTTTCAAAACCCCCATCACCTACATTATTTCGTACTTCTACCATTTCACCTATAAAAACCCTTTTTAGCCTATTCTCATAACCTACAAAAAACTCAATTATAAGCTCTTTGCCCCCGCGATCGGTGCTCTGCTTTTTTAGTCCGTTAATCGGCTGAGACTTTAATCGCCCGTTTTCGATTGCCAAACCTTCGGAAAATTCATACCTACGCTTAGAAAGAAGAAGTCTTTTC